TATCAATAGTATAGTATAACTAATAACATATAACTACTCCTGCCCATGAAGGGTTAAACACATAGGAGTAGAAAATGTTTAAAAGATTACTAAATAAAATAATTGAAGCAAGACAAGCCCAAGCAAATGCTCGTATTGCTGAAATGCACCTCTGGAGAATGTCAGACAGAGAACTTAACGATCTAGGTATTGGTCGTGGTGACATTAAAAGAATAGTTCGTGGCAACACACTATAAACACAACACACAAGGACACACACATGGAAAAATATACCTCTAATCCGTATCAAATACGTACAGACCTTTTGGCTATGTCAAAAGAAATGTTAGACAAAACATATGACACACAGCTTCAACTAGCATACGCAGCTATGGAGCAGTACAAAGACAATGCTGAACTAGCTTTAGAAGCTTGGAAAAGATACATCCCTACAATGTACACTCCAGAAGAAGTTAAGAAGCAAGCGGAAACATTATACGAGTTTGTAGTCAATAAAAAATAAAGTCTAATAAGTCTTTGGGAGGAGGCAAATGGACCCAGTTACTATAATTTCAGGGGCCACTGTTGCCTTCAATGCCCTTAAAAAAGGCTTTGCTGTAGGAAAAGATCTTCAGGATATGTCCAGTCAACTAACTAAGTGGGCAGGGCATATGTCTGATCTAGGTCAGGCTGAAAAACAAGTTAAGAATCCCCCTTGGTGGAAGTCCATTGGAGGTTCTGTAGAGGCCGAAAGTTTGGAAGTTTTTGCAGCCAAACGAAAAGCAGAGGCCATGAGAAAAGAATTGAAGGATTATATATCTTTCACGATGGGGCCATCAGCATGGGACGAGCTAGTGGCAATCGAGGCCAAGATTCGTAAACAAAAGAAAGAACAAGAATACCGTAAAGCAGAACTACAAGAAGCAATAATTACTTGGACAATATCAGGTTTCTTATTACTACTAGGTTTTGGTACTCTTGGATTTATATTATACATGGTGGCATAATGGCTAGAAACCTAACAGAGAAACAACAGAAGTTCCTTGATGTCCTTTTTGACGAGGCTAGGGGAGATCCTGTGACAGCTAAAAAACTGGCAGGGTATGCTGAAGGTGTTTCTACATCAAGTATTGTTAATGCCTTGACAGACGAGATTGCAGACCTTACAAAGAAGTTCATAGCACAATCGTCTACTAAGGCTGCATATACTATGTTCTCTGTTATGGCTGATCCTACTGATCTAGGTGTAAAAGAAAAAATGTTAGCAGCTAAAGACATTCTAGATCGTGCAGGATTTACAAAAACAGATAAGGTAGAGGTGAAAGCTGCAGAGCCACTATTCATCTTACCTGCGAAAGAAGATGAGTAAAAGAGCATCAGAGGCTAACCACCCGACTAAAGTAGACTGGCAGATACCGTTACGAGGTGAAAAAGGAGAATGGTATCCTGTTGTCAGAGTAGGAAGACACGTACCATTTGGTTACAAACAGGATGAAGAAGACGAAATGCTTCTGATTCCTATCCCTGAAGAACTAGAACTTTTAGAAAAAGCAAAGTTGTTCCTTCAAGACTACAGTGTTAGACAAGTAGCTAAGTGGTTGTCTGATCAGTCTGGTAGAAACATCTCACATGTAGGGTTATACAAACGTGTCAGAATGGAAGAAAAAAGACGGAGAGCCTCCTCAAACTACCGTCAGTATGCCAAAAAATATAAAGAAGCGGCAAGGAAGAGCAAGAAGATCGAAGAAGAAAGACTTGGTGGAAAGCACACCAGAAGTCTTGACACAGACGAAGAATACATCTACCTTGAGCACGGAGAACGATGCCCCTTCTGTGGAAACACAAGAGGTGATCTTCCAACCGAATCCGGGGCCACAGACTAAGTTCCTTGCTTCAACAGAACAAGAAGTCCTATATGGAGGAGCAGCAGGTGGTGGAAAAAGCTATTCGTTGGTTGCAGATCCAGTTAGGTTCTTTACAAACCCACATGCACGAATGCTACTTGTTCGTCGTAGTACAGAAGAGCTTAGAGAACTTATCTCTGTAAGTAAGCAACTATACCCAAGAGCTATACCGGGTATACGATTCATGGAAAGAGATAAGACTTGGGTTGCCCCTAATGGTGCTACACTCTGGATGTCGTATCTTGACAGAGATGACGATGTTATGAGATACCAAGGTCAAGCCTTTAACTGGATTGGGTTTGACGAATTAACACAGTGGCCTACTCCATATGCTTGGAACTATATGAGGTCACGTCTTCGTGCAACAAAAGCTTCAGGTTTACCTCTCTACATGAGAGCAACATCAAACCCAGGGGGTCCGGGACACCAATGGGTTCGTAAACACTTCTTAGATCCAAGCCCACCTAACAAAGCTTTCTGGGCTACAGATGAACACGGTGAAGTAATTAAATGGCCTCAAGGCCACAGCAGAGAGGGACAACCTCTTTTTAAACGTAAGTTTATTCCTGCTACCCTTTTTGATAACCCCTACCTAGCAGAAGATGGAATGTATGAAGCCAACCTTTTATCTCTGCCTGAGCATCAACGAAGACAGTTGCTTGAGGGTGACTGGGACATTAACGAAGGATCAGCTTTCCCAGAGTTTAACAGACGTATACACGTTGTTGAACCATTCGATATTCCAAGCAACTGGGTACGTTTCAGAGCTTGTGACTATGGGTATGGGTCTTATACTGGTGTAGTCTGGATTGCAGTTGTTCCAGGATCTGAACAGCTAATTGTGTACAGAGAGTTGTATGTATCTAAGATAATAGCCACTGATTTGGCTGACATGATCCTGGACATAGAACAAGATGAGAAGATTAGATATGGAGTTCTTGACTCTTCTCTTTGGCATAATCGTGGTGATACTGGCCCTAGCCTTGCTGAACAGATGATTGTAAAAGGTTGTAAGTGGAGGCCAGCGGATAGATCAAGAGGGTCTAGAGTAGCAGGTAAAAACGAAATACATAGACGACTGCAGGTTGACGAGTTTACAGAGGAGCCAAGGCTTGTCATATTTTCTAATTGCACTAATCTTATATCTCAGCTTCCCTCTATTCCTTTAGATAAGAGAAACCCTGAGGATGTAGATACTAATTCGGAAGATCACCTATACGATGCTTTGAGGTATGGTGTGATGACAAGACCTAGAAGCAGTCTATTTGATTTTGATCCCGCTTCACAACGTACAGGGTTTCAAGCATCAGACCCAACATTCGGTTACTAAGGAATCCCTATGGAAGAAGATGACATTTTTGAATCAGAAGAACTTTACATGGATGACTCAGAATCATCTTTTGTAGAGGACAAGAAAGACTCTGAGGAGTATGACGATCCTACTGTAGGTTCTATCGTTAGTCTTGTTGAGGAAAGGTTTTCTCGTGCAGAGAAAGCTAGGTACTCTGACGAACAACGTTGGATTAAGTCTTACCAAAACTATAGAGGTATCTACGGACCAGACGTACAGTTCACTTCAACAGAAAAGTCTCGTATCTTTGTTAAAGTAACTAAGACAAAGGTTCTTGCTGCTTACGGTCAGATTGTAGATGTTCTCTTTGGGTCTAACAAGTTTCCTGTTTCAATTAACCCCAGTGTCTTGCCAGAGGGTATTGCTGATGCTGTTAACTTTGAAACACAAGAGCAAAACAGAAAAGCACAGCAAGAAGAGCCTATGCCCTCTCCAGAGGATATGAAGCTTCAGCCGGGTGAAACAATTATTGACCTGCAAGAACGTCTTGGTGGTTTGAAAAGAAAGCTTGAGCCTGTCTCTGATATTCTTGAAGATGGCCCGGGTACAACACAAACTAAGATTACTTTCCATCCTGCTATGGTTGCAGCTAAGAAGATGGAAAAGAAGATCCACGATCAGCTAGATGAATCTAATGCTAAGAAGCAACTACGTGTTGCAGCATTTGAAGCTGCTTTGTTTGGCACAGGGATTATGAAAGGTCCTTTTGCTGTAGATAAAGAGTATCCTAATTGGTCAGAGGATGGTGAGTATACACCAACGATTAAGACTGTTCCACAGACTTCTTCTGTTTCTATCTGGAACTTCTACCCTGATCCAGATGCTAACAACATGGACGAAGCTGAGTATGTTGTAGAACGTCACAAGATGTCTCGTTCACAACTACGTGCTTTAAAACGTAGACCTTTCTTCCGCAAAAATGCTATTGATACTGCAATCGAGATGGGTGAGTCCTACACTAAAGAGTGGTGGGAACAGCTTATGGAGGATGCAGACCAAGAAACTAAGTCTGAAAGATTTAACGTTCTTGAGTTCTGGGGATACGTAGATACTTCTATTCTAGAAGACCATGACGTAGACATTCCAAAAGAATTGAAAGATCAAGATCAAGTATCAGTAAATATCTGGGTATGTAACGGTCAAGTCCTACGTCTTGTAATGAATCCGTTTACTCCTTCTATCCTTCCGTACTATGCTGTACCCTTTGAAGTTAATCCTTACTCATTCTTTGGGGTAGGTATAGCGGAAAATATGGATGATACACAGAGCCTTATGAATGGATTTATGCGTATGAGTGTAGATAATGCTGCACTTTCGGGTAACCTTCTTATTGAGATTGATGAAACAAACCTAGCCCCTGGGCAAGATCTTTCTATCTACCCTGGCAAGGTCTTCCGTAGAATGGGGGGAGCACCTGGACAATCTATCTTTGGTACATCATTTAAAAACGTTTCTCAAGAAAACATGCAGATGTTTGATAAGGCAAGGGTATTAGCAGATGAGTCAACTGGCTTTCCATCTTTCGCACATGGTCAAACAGGGGTACAGGGTGTGGGCCGTACTGCTTCTGGTATTTCCATGCTTATGTCTGCTGCCAACGGCTCTATCCGTACAGTAGTTAAGAACATTGACGATTATCTACTAGGTCCACTAGCCAAAGCATTCTTTAGCTTTAACATGCAGTTTGACTACGATCCTGAGATTAAGGGTGATCTAGAAGTTAAAGCTGAAGGTACTGAATCCTTAATGGCTAATGAAGTACGTAGCCAACGCTTGATGCAATTTCTTGGTGTGGTACAGAATCCTGTACTTGCACCCTTTGCTAAAATGGATTATATTATCAGAGAGATTGCTAAGTCTATGGATCTTGATCCTGATAAACTTACAAACTCTTTGTCGGATGCAGCAGTACAAGCTGAAATCCTAAAGAAATTCCAAGCAGAGAACCCACCTGAAGTAGACCCTAATGCACCGCAACAAGGTGTTAAAGCTCCACCTAATCCACAGCAGGGAGCACCTGCAGGTGTTCAAGTCCAAGACACCCAAGGTTCTGGTGGTGGAAACATGGGTACAGGAACAGCACCTCAACCAGGGGAGCAGGGTTTCTCAGGTAACACAGGACAAGCCCAAGCATGAGCTTAAAACTACTCGTAAATAATAAAGACATTTGGGTATCATTTGTTGAAGAACTAGATGCTCGAATTACACAAGTGCATGTTCAAATGGAACAAGCAGCCACACCAGAAGTACTGTATCGTTTACAGGGGCAAGCTCATGCCCTACGTAGATTGAAGACGTTAAGGGATCAAGTGAATGGCTAGAAGAGACAGATCACCAAAACCTATGTTAAGACCAGAGGGGTTTGCTGTTTCAGGTGAAACAGAAAGAATGCTTGAACCAGAAGCAAACCCTACTTCCCCTACAGAGGTTATGAAGACTGGTCTTACTGAAGAAATTTTGGATAAAGCTGAAGACTACGTAGACAACCCTCCACCTGTTACACCTCAAAGCCCTGTTCAAAAAGCTATAGACAAGGGTTTGATAGGTGACGCAGACGAAGACTTTAAAGTAAAAATTAGCAAGGCTACTCCTGAAGGTCGTAAAGCTATTGAAGGTATGGCCTCAAGAGTTCTAGGTAAAGAGTTTAATGGTGACCTAGACGCATTCTACTACTGTACAACCTTTATTTCTGACATGTTAGACAGCATTGGTGCTGATCCTTTAGATGATAAAGGGAATGAGTACAATAGAACAAGAGCTAATGCTTACATGAAGTATGGTACTCCTGTTGATATAGAAGACATTCAAGAAGGTGACATCGTTATCTTTGATTTTCCAAAACTACCCAATGGAAGATTAACACTAGACCCAACAAGAGGTAAACGAAACGGCCTTGGTGACCATGCAACTTTCTATGCAGGAGATCGTCTTGATGTCAACAAACCTGGTAGTAACTTCATAGGTGTTCTAGGTGGTGAGCAAGGTCAAGATGCTGCTATAAGCATGAAAGCTTTTGATAAGTCTCATATCCTTGGGATAAGAAGAATACAGTACGACAATATTGATTACAATTTTACCAAAGAACTAGCAAAAGTTAATCCAGACTTTAACAAGTTTATAGATGAGCAAGCTAAACAGTTTGACTTTAATGCTTTTGAAAACCAAGCCTATAATCCAATGCAGGGAAACAATAGATTAACTTCAGGGTTTGACGAAGGTGGTTTTGCCTCTAAAGCTTTAGACTTTATTACTAGCCCACTGACAGGTGACTACAGAAAAGAAAGGCCAACGAGTGTCCAAATGGCAGAGCTAGGTCTTGAAGCCTCCCCAGTAGGAACTGTTGGAGATATCGTAGAAGACCCTAGTTTATCTAATATAGCTATGTCTGTAGCACCTGACTTATTGGGTCTTGGCCCTGTAAAAGGGGTAGCAAGAACACTTATACGTAAAGGTGCAGATAAAGTATCTGACATAATTAAAACTGTAGATGGTGACGTATACGACTACGATGATATTGTAAAACTAGAAGATACTGTTGATGACTGGGCTAAAGGATACTTAACAAATAAACAGTTAAAACAAAAATTAGCAGAGTCTGGTGTTAAGATTAACAACCCTAGAATTACTAAAAAAATGGATCCTACTGATATTGAGTTTAACATGCCTGACGGTGGTTCTTATAAGTACGGTCAAATTCCAACTACACCAAGACCTGCCAAATATGATCAAGAAATGATTTCTGTGTTTCCAAAACCAGAAAGAATGTTTCCTGAGGATGCTAGACCAAAAGGTGGTGACTATCTAAACCCTGCCACAGGTGAAGTTATCTCAGGTAGAAATGTTTCTGCTGCTACTCTCAAGATATCTCCTGACGGTAAACCATCATTCAAAGTTTCTAATGATGATGTTGAATCAGTGGGATCTACTGGTAAAGGTAAGACACAGATCAAAACAAACCTGTTTAAAAAGAAAGCAGGTTGGAAGTGGACAAATGCTCCTGAGGGCATGGAAGACATTGCAACCCTTATCTCTGTTGAAAATAAAGGTAAGCATTATTACACGATTGAAACAGACTTTTCTAAAGGTGTTAATCTAAAGAAGTATCCTAACTCTAAGACAGAGCCAAGACTTAGACCAACTGTTGTTGGTGAAATAGAGCTTGGGCCACAAGTAGGTACTATCTCTGTTCGTGGTAAAGAACATCCAGTCTACTCTCGAGTAAGAACATTTAACGAAGGTGGTGCAGTCATGCAAAGACAAATGGAAATGGCATTTATGAATGACGGTGGCCTGACGGACGATGGGTTAGAAGTAGACCCAGTGTCAGGTAACGAAATACCTAATGGCTCCTTAGCTGAAGAAGTAAGAGATGACATTCCTGCACAACTATCTGAAGGTGAATACGTTGTTCCTGCTGACGTTGTTCGATTCTACGGTGTAAAGTTCTTTGAGGACTTACGTATGGAAGCTAAACGTGGTCTAGCAGAAATGGAATCTAATGGACGTATCGGTGGGGAGCCTGTACCTGAAGGTGGGCCACAGGCTAATGAAGCACCCATCACAGATCAAGAGATGTCTGCACTAAGAGAACTTGCTATGGAGATGAATACAGGTGGTATGGTTCCTTCTGTTAATCCTAACATGCAACCACCTCCCCAAGCTGTAGGAAATACTTCAATACAACAACCACAGATGATGAACAAAGGTGGTACTGTTCTTGGGTTTGATGACGGTGGAGATCTTTCTGCTGTTCAATCAAAACCTCTTACTGGTGGTGGTTTAGGATTCTCACTCTTTGGCCCTTATACAAATGATGGCAGCCTACCAACTGGCTTTGGAGATGATGTAAGAGATACACCATTCCAAGAAGGGCAGGTAGTTGAACTCTTTAAAGATAACCAAGTTTTATCCTTTGTTATGATGAGAGATTACCAACTATACCTTGATAAGATTGAAGAAGGTTGGTTGACCAAAGAACAAAAAGATGCTGCCTTGTTAGAGCAAGGACCAAGTGTTGAAACAGACGATACTACTACAACAAGTGATGAGACTACTGATACAACAGGTAGCTCTAACGACAAAACAGACTACAGACAATTTACTACTAAAACTGGCACAACACCACCTAAGAACGTTGCTGACATGACAAACGACGAACTTAAAGTTGCTCTAGAGGGAATGAATATTGTTGGTCGAACAGGTTCAACCCTAGCCTACACAATGGGTCTTCCAGTAGGTGCCTTAGTTGGATCTCAACTAGCTGCCAACTATAACAACATGTTAGAAGTTGCTAGAGATAGAAAACTTATATCTGACAAAGAATACGAAGATAAACGTAAAGGAAGTATCTTTGGTGGTGAGAAGAGCCTCTTTGACAATTTAATTGATAGATCAGACCAAAACGAAAAGCTAGGCACTACTAACAAAAAAGGTAAAGACTTTGGAGATACTTGGTTAGGTGACTTACTAGGCTTTGATGGTAAAGCAGGTGTGCAAGGGCCAGGATTAAAAGATTCATTTGGTGGAGCACGTAGAGATCAAACTGCCGTTATACCATCAATCCAAGATACTAGTGCTGCTGATAATCAAACAGCAGCGGAAGAGGCTATGGGGAGAACTACGTCTTCTACTCCTAAGACACAAGCAGAAAAGACTGCAGCAGCTAAATCTGCTACTGATGATTGGGTATCAGCAACTCAAGCAGTACAGTCTACAAGTACTGATGATCCTAAAGCATGGTCTGATGCAATTAAAGCACAATCAGAGGCAAGTAAAGCTGCAACTAAAGCTATTCAAGAAGCTTCAGGTTGGTCTGGTGGATTCTTTGGCAGTGCATCAAACCCTGACTGGAGAGATGCTGCTGCCGAAGGTGGCTTAATGTCCAACAAGAAAAAGAAATAATCCAATATAACTATAAGGCTACCCAGGGAATCAACCCTGGCCCCAACATAAGGAAAATGATATGAATGTAGCAGTTAAAGCAACCCCTAAGAATGCAGGATTTGTAGATCGTGGGTTTAACCATGTACAACGTAAAAAACGTATGGAAGAAGAAGAGGCAGAGATTGCTCGTCTAGAAGCTGAAGCTCGTGGTGAAGAGTATGTTGAGAAAAGTGAACCCAGTGGCACGGATACTGAGGACACCAAGGTACAAGCCACAAGTAATACAGAACAAGAAAAAGAAGATACCACGGAAGTCGAAACACAAGAAGATGACTCAAGCTTGAGTGCTGAAGAAAAGTCTTTCAAGAAACGTTATGGTGACTTACGTAGACATATGCAAGAGAAAGAGAAAGAATGGAATGACCGTCTTGAATCTCTTGAGAAACGTAAAGCTACTGATGCAGTAGTTGCCCCTAAGTCTGATGAAGACATTGAGGCTTGGGCAAAACAATACCCAGATGTAGCAGGTATTGTTGAAAAGATTGCTTCTAAGAAAGCAAAAGAGATGTTCAGTAAAGCAGAAGAACGTCTAAAAGAATTAGATGAAGCTCATAATGAAGCACTACGAATGAAAGCAGAAAATGTTATTCGTAAGTCTCACGATGACTTTGATGAATTAAGACAATCAGAAGAATTCCATGATTGGGCAGAAGCACAACCTAAATGGGTTAAGGATGCTCTGTACGAAAACATGGATGATCCTGCATCTGTTATTCGTGTGATTGATCTTTACAAAGTTGATAACGGTATGACCCCTGCAGCTAAAAGAAATACTCGTAAAGCTGCAGCATCTACTGTTACCAAAGGAACTCGTACTTCTATTGATGCAAAGGGTGTATCAGGCCAGATCAAAGAGTCTGATGTAGCCAAGATGTCAGCTAAGGAGTTTGAGGCTCGTCAAGACGAAATTCAAGCAGCTATGGCTTCTGGTAAATTTGTCTACGACATGTCTGGTGCAGCCAGATAAACTATTGACACTTAAGAAGTGTTCAATATAACTACACGTATCTAATATAGAGCCTCCCTTAGGGACTACCTCTATAGATACTTTTTCATAAAAGTCTAAACTACAAAGAACCACCTGTTCAAGTATAGGCCCAGTAGGTACTCGGTTGCGCAACTGATTGCCTTTCTGCACCCTAGAAAAGTAACAGCCTCTTTAAAGGTGTTTAGCTTTCTCTTAAAGCCAAATATCATGGAGGATTTAACTATGGCTTTTGCATCCGCTTCAGGTTATACCAACCTGCCAAATGGGAACTTTTCCCCAGTCATCTACTCGAAAAAAGTGCAGCTTGCGTTCAGGAAGAGCACAGTTGTAGGTGACATCACGAACTCCGAATATTTCGGGGAGATCGCAAACCAAGGTGATACAGTGAAAATTATGAAGGAGCCTGAGATTTCAGTCTCTGCATACACTCGTGGCACCACCATCGCAGCGCAAGATCTTAGTGATGACGATTTCTCGTTAGTCATTGATAAAGCTAACTATTTTGCTTTCAAGATGGACGATATCGAAGAGGCACATAGCCACATCGATTTTATGAACCTTGCTACCAACCGTGCAGCTTATCGTCTTGCTGATCAGCATGACCAAGAAGTTCTAGGTTACTTGTCAGGTTATTCACAGTCTTCATTGCACAGCAATGCTGACACTGTTAACACAACAGTTAACGGCACAAAAGCAAACTCGACAGCAGGTTCTGACGAATTGCTTTCAGCAAACAAGCTAAACAAAGGTGACTTTGGTAACATCACTACTTCAGGTGCTGATGACCATTCGATCCCTGTTGCAGCACGTTTGCCAGGTGCAACTGCACTACCAACAGCATACGTTTCACCAACAATGTTGGTTGCTCGTATGGGTCGTCTACTTGATCAACAACAAGTTGACAAAGATGGTCGTTGGATCGTAATCGATCCTGTCATGATGGAAATCTTGATGGACGAAGATTCACGTTTCCTACAATCTGAGTGGGGTGCTTCAGGTGGCCTACGTAACGGTCTAGTCATCAACAACTGGAATGGTTTCAGAGTTTACTCTTCTTCAAACCTACCTTCTGTTGGTACTGGTGCTGCTACAACAGGTACAGCTAACCAAAACACTAACTACGGTGTTATCGTTGCAGGTCATGATTCAGCCGTTGCTACTGCAGAGCAGATCAACAAGACTGAAACATACCGTGACCCAGATTCTTTTGCTGACATCGTGCGTGGTATGCACTTGTACGGCAGAAAAATCCTAAGACCAGAAGCATTGGTCACAGCTAAGTACAACTTGGCATAGTAAAATAAAGGAGGGGGCCATGAGAGTGGCCCTCTTACTCACATGAATCTAGTTTCTTCTGAATACAAAATAGTCCTAGCTGAAACACATGACCTCACTAAGAAACAGTGGGGAGGTGGACACAGTATAGACAAGCTTCCTAGATACGAAGGTTTTTTGAAGAGCTTAGATGTTAAAAGTATTTTGGACTATGGATGTGCTAATGGTAAATTCAAAGTCTATATGAACAAAAAGAAACCAGACTACTTTGTTTATGAGTATGACCCTGGAATCAGAGGTAAAGACCATCCACCCCACCCTGTTGACTTTGTAGTTTGTTGTGACGTAATGGAGCACGTTGAACCAGACTACCTAGATAACGTAATGAAACACTTACAGATTTTGGTGAAGAAGGGTGGGTTCTTTAATATTTCTACAAAAGAAGCTATTACTATTCTTTCAGATGGTAGTAACGCACACAAGATTGTAGAGACTGGGGAATGGTGGATAGACCTCTTCAAGAAATACTTTGAAGTCCTAGACGTAGAGATAAAAAGATTTGAAACGAATTTTAAAGTGCTCCCAAAAACTGTTTGAGACAGTTATCCTTCCTCTAGATAATATAAACTCAGTTAGTGATAACAGACACGATCCTGCCTTTGATGCTACACTAAAGAAAAGTCTAGAAACAAAAGGGATGATACATCCTATCTTGGTTTGCTTAGACAAAGACTTTAAACAAACAGACATAAGACGTTTTGAACGTAGACCTGTACCAGAGAACATAGAAGAGAAGTACAGATGTCTGATAGGAAACAACAGATACAAGTTTGCTCTTGATAACGGATATACTCACATTGAGTGCCACGTAGTAAAAACTTTTGATGATGTTAAACGTGCACACCGTAAGACAGAGATAGAACCAAGAAAGATGTAAGATGGCAACCTACGTTACACTTGTTAATGAACTACTCACTAGACTTAATGAGGTTACCCTTTCTACTGCAGGTAGTGGGTTTGATGATGTACGTAACGTACAAGCACTAGCTAAACAAGCTGTAAATAACTCCATTAGAAATATCTTACAGACAGGCCAAGAGTGGCCTTTTCTTAAGACTACGTACACTCAGACATTAACTGCAGGTACAAGAGAGTACGACTTTCCCTCTGACTTTTCTAGAGCAGACTGGCAAACTTTCTATATTAAACAGCTTTCAGGTGGGACTAATATTCCTACAGCTATGAAAGTTATTTCTTATGATGAGTACGTCCAAAAGTATCGTCAAGGAGATGACACAGGAGATCAAACAGGTATCTCTGCTCCTACTCTTGTCTATCAAACAAACGAAGAGAAGTTTGGAGTAACACCTATTCCTGATGCAGCATACGAGGTTGAGTATATTTACTGGTCATTTCCTTCAGACCTAGTTACTTACGATGATGTAACAGTTATTCCTGACAGATTTAAACACGTAATTATTGATGGTGCTATGATGTACATGATGCGGTTTAGATCTAATGAGCAGAGTGCTGCAGTACATCAAGGTGTTTTCCAAGAAGGTATTAAATCTATGAGAAGAATACTTGTAGATGAACCTCTAAGAATAAGATCAACAGTAGTTGAAAGAGCTAATGTAGGTTTGAGTAGAGTAAGCTAATGGCAGACAACTTAGGCTCTTTTAAAGTATTTGCACAGGGTGGCTTAAACCTAAACAGAGATGTTCTGTCACAAGGTGAGCTACAGCCCGGATCTGCTATATCTTTGTTGAACTACGAACCTGCTATTGAAGGTGGTTACAGACGTGTAAGTGGTTACAGCAACGATTATGGTGTAGTTCCAGGTAACAGTGCAAAGAAGGTCTTAGGGGTAGCAGTCGTAAATGGTATCAACGATGGTATCCTAGCTGCTCGTGAACCCAACAGTGGTAGCAACTATCTTTATTACTGGGACAATGCTACAGAGGCTTGGGTTGCAGTAACTACTTCTGGCTCACCTACAATGACAGGTGTGATAAAAGTAAGGTTTACAAAGTTCAACTGGGGTACTCCAAAGGTTATTCTGACAGATGGTGTAAACCCTGCTGCTACCTACGATGGTACAACTTACACACAGATAACAGCTACTGAGGCTCCTACAGATCCTAAGTTTGCTGCAGTCTTTAAGAACCATATGTGGTTGGCAGGAGATCCTGCAGAGGATCAAAATCTATACTTTAGTGCACCCAATGATGAAACTAAGTGGTCACCTGCAGATGGTGCAGGAGTTATCAACGTAGGATTCCCTATTGTAGCAATCAAACCATTTCGTGATTCACTATTTATATTTGGTACTAACAATATTAAAAGGCTTGTTGGTAACAATATTTCAGACTGGCAGGTACAACACGTAACAGATGACCTTGGTTGTCTAGCTACAGATAGTGTTATTGAAATTGGTGGTGACCTAATCTTTTTATCACAGGATGGTTTAAGACCTATCTCAGGTACAGACAAGATTGGTGACGTTCAACTTGAAACATTAACTAAAAATATTCAGTCTTTTATGTCTGACGTTGTTTTGACTAATGACCTTGATGCAGTATCCTCTGTTATCATTAGAAAAAAATCTCAGTTTAGGTTGTTCTACAACGTAGAAGACGGAAATGCACTTCTTGGTGGTTTACGTCTAGGTCAACAAGGTGGTATTGGTTTTGAGTTTGGTCAGATGATTGGTATTGAAGCTACCTGTGCAGATAGTGGATATATTGATAAAGAAGAATATGTGATTCATGGTGATACTACAGGGAAAGTATACAGACAAGAATCAGGAAATAGTTTTGGTGGGGATAGCATTGTAAGCTTATACCAAACTCCTTTTCTTCATATGCAAGACCCAGAGCAACGTAAGATTATACACACTGTAGCTACGTACCTCAGATCAGAGGGTGACAGTGAAATCATTATGTCAGTTATTTATGATTATGATGACAACACTATTTTAAACCCCACTAACTTTACACTAAGTACTGAGGGTGCGGCAGCTTATTACAACGAAGCAATTTATAATGACAGTGCTACAATTTGGAGTGGTAACCCATCACCAGTTCAAAGGGTAAATGTTTCAGGTTCAGGAAAATCAGTATCTTTTAGATACGTTACAAATGACACTAATGCTTCACACAGTATTCAAGGTATTGTTGTGACGTTTGGAGTGGGGGATAGACTTTAAATGGCAGGTTATACAAGACAGAGTGCTGCGGATATTGTTTCTGGTCAGGTTATCAAAGCTGAACCAGTCAACAACGAATTTCAGCAGATACTAGCAGCCTTTAATGAGGCAACAGGACACAAGCACGATGGATCTTCTGCTGAAGGTGCTTATATCCCAACGATCTCAGACACAAACAACTTTACTAAAGTAGTAATTGATACTGCCAATAACAGGATCAACTTCTTTACAAATGTTGGCAGTGCTGCAGTAGAACAGATAAGGATACAAGATGGAGCTATTGTTCCTGTCACTGATGAAGATATTGATCTGGGTTCTGCGAGTGCTGAGTTTAAAGATCTTTACATTGATGGTGTGGGTTATATTGACACTCTTGCGGTGCATGAAAATGCTACTATTACGGGTAACCTTACCGTTAATGGGAATACTACTCTTGGTAGTGACGATAGTGATACTGTTACAGTAAATGCTGATGTTGCCTCAGATCTTATCCCTTCTGCAGATGGCACATATGACCTAGGTTCTTCTACTTCAGAGTGGCAAGACCTATACATTGATGGTACAGCAAACATTGACAGCCTTGTAGCTGACACAGCAGACATTAATGGTGGTACTATTGATGGTACTACTATTGGTGCTACGACTCCTGCTGCTGCTGACTTTACCACAATGGATGCATCTAGTAACGCAACTGTTGGTGGTACACTTGGTGTAACAGGTAATACAACCTTATCTGGTACTCTTGGAGTAACAGGTGTTTCTACTTTCTCTGATACAGTCTGTGCACCTAACCTAAAAGCCACAGGAACATCAACTCTTAGTACAGTAGATATTAATGCAGGTAATATTGACAATACTGTTATTGGTGCCACTACTCCTGTTGCAGGTAGCTTTACTACACTTAGTACGACAGGACAGGGTACTTTTGCTACAGTCGATATCAATGGGGGTACTGTTGATGGTACTACTATTGGTGGTGCTACACCAGGTGCTATAACAGGTACAACAGTTACAGCCAATACCTGCTTTGTGGGTGACATCACAGGTAATGTAGCAGGTAACGTAACTGGCAACGTCACAGGTAATATCACTGGTGACGTTACAGGAGATGTCACAGGAAATCTAACAGGTAACGTTACAGGAAATGTGACAGGAGATGTTACTGGTGATCTGACTGGTAATGTCACAGGTAATGTTACAGGAAACGTAACAGGTGACTTAACTGGTGATGTAACATCAACAGGTACCTCTTCTTTCTGTGATATTAACATGACAGGTACTGCAGGACTTGATATGGGTTCTGCTAAGATTACCTCTCTTGGAACACCAACCCTTGATGGAGATGCAAGCACTAAGTGTTATGTGGACCAACAAATCAGTAACCTGATTGGTGGTGCTCCTGGTGCTCTTGATACTCTGAGTGAACTAGCTGATGCTATCAACAATGATGCAGACTTCTACACATCTCTTACAACTTGTTTAGGTACAAAACTAGCATGTGCAGGTGGCACTATGTCAGGGGATATTACCCTTGGTGCTAATAAAGCCACATCTACAGCCACACCTGCTACAGATGATACATTGACTCGTAAGGGTTACGTAGATACTCAGGATGCTCTTAAACTGAGCTTGACTGGTGGCACAATGTCTGGTGCCATTGCAATGGGTACATCTAAGATTACAGGTCTAGGTGATCCAACTGCTGCTCAAGATGCAAGTACTAAAAACTACACAGACACTTGTGTTGCCACAGCAATGCCTTTGTCAGGTGGTACATTCACAGGAAATGTAGAAACTACTTGTCCTATTATTTCTTGCTACACACCTGCCAATGCATGTGACCTCACAAATAAGTGTTATGTAGATGGTATCTTACAATCAGCTACTGCAGCCTGTACTTCTGCTGCATGTGCACTAGCAAGTCAAACTGCTTCAGCTACTTCAGAGACTAATGCAAGTAACTCAGCTACTGCTGCTGCAACCTCAGAAACAAATGCTGCTGCATCTTATGATAGCTTTGACGACAGATACCTTGGCAATAAATCATCAGACCCATCAGTAGACAACGATGGTGATGCTCTATTAACTGGTGCATTATACTGGAATACTACAGATAATGCTCTTAAAGTTTACACAGGATCTATCTGGTCTTCTGCAGCATTTACACTTGGTGATGCTCTTACTCAAATTGCAGAAGATACTACACCACAGCTAGGTGGCCCTCTAGATGGTGACTCTGAGTGTATCTACAACGTATCAAGTGTTTGTGCTACAAACCTATATGGTACTTTTACAGGTAACCTGACAGGTGATGTAACTGGTACTGTCTCCTCTCTTTCTAATCATGACACAGATGATCTAGCAGAAGGTACAAATCAGTACTTCACAACAGCTAGAGTTGATAGTCACCTAACAGGTGGTACAGGTGTTACTTACACAACTGGTAACATTTCTATTGGACAGTCTGTTGGTACATCAGACAACGTTTGTTTTGGATCAGTATGTGTAACAGGTAATCCTACCCAGGCTTGCCAACTTGCAACAAAAGAGTACGTTGATACGATTGCTGCTGCAGGTATTCACTACCATGATCCAGTACGTGTTGAATCACCAGATAGTGCAGGTAGTTTGAATGCTACTTATGACAATGGTTCATCTGGTGTAGGTGCTACACTTACCAATGCAGGAACACAAGCTGCCTTAGTTATTGATGGTGTAACACTAAACACCAATGATCGTGTCCTTATCTATAGCCAAACAAATGGTTACGAGAATGGTGTCTACACAGTAACCAACACTGGTTCAGCTTCGACTAACTGGGTTCTTACTCGTGCTACAGATGCTGACAGCTATGGTGCTTCAGATCAGAATGCACTAGGTGAAGGTGACGCATTCTTCGTAAAAGAAGGTGACACAGGTGCAGGTGAACTGTACGTGATGAACACATCAGGTACAATTACATTTGGTACTACTAACATTAGCTTTACTGTTATAGCTGAGACTGCTGTATACGATGCAGGTTCAGGCTTGACACTAGATGGTACAACCTTTAATGTTGGTGCAGGAACAGGTGTTACAGTAAATGCTAACAATGTTGCCATTGGACAGGCAGTAGGTACAGGTGACACAGTAACCTTTGCTAGAGTATGTGCTCCTGTCACAGGAGATGTAACAGGTAACCTTACTGGTAACGTCACTGGTAACGTGACAGGTAATGTTACAGGTAACGTAACTGGATCTTCAGGATCTACAACAGGTAATGCAGCAACAGCAAGTGCTTGGCAAACAGCTAGAACACTTTGTATCTGTGGAGATGCTTTAGGTTCTGCTTCGATTGATGGTTCTGGTAACGTAAACCTATCAGTAGCTGTTCAAGATGACAGCCATAACCACACAGTAGCTAACGTTGATGGACTAGCAACATGCCTTGCAGGTAAAGCCTCCAACACAGGTCAGAACTTTTCAGGAAATATCTGTGCTCCTGTAACATGTGGTACAAGTTGTGTGAAAGCACCAGTAATTTGTGGTGAAAGTTGGCTTGCAGTAGGTGGCAGATGTATCTGTAACTCAGCAGGTGATTATGGTTCTATCTCCATTGTTGGTGGTGACAATGGTTGGACAGGATACTCAATTAATAACCAGTACGTATTTATGTCACAGGGTACTGAGGTAGGTATCTATAACGATATTACCAACGAGTGGATGTTCAACGCAGGTTGTAACGGAGATGCTTGCCTATATCACAATGGAGCAGTAAAACTCCAAACAGCTTCTTATGGGTCTTATACTCATGGAAATCACTGTGCATCCTCTTGTGTGAAAGCACCAGTACTTTGTGCAACAACAGCAGTTTGTGCAACATGCTTCAAAGGAGATGGGGCAGGACTAACTAATATAGCAGGGTACTCCATTGCTACTGCTATGGCATATGGAAATGCTTTAAGCTAAACGAGGAAAATAAATCATGGCAGATCAATTTTGTAGAATAGCCTGTGCAAATATTTGTAATATGTCTTTTAATGGTGACGGTATAGTTTGTCTCCTTACGACTGACGCAAGTACAAGCTACGTTATTCGAGATATATATAAACAAGATGAAGCAGCTGACTTAGCCAATAAGTGCTACAAGGGTGACCTTTATATGGATGGTGTTAAAGTTGGGAGTGATCTTTCTGCTTCGCTCACAGGTAACTTAATTGTCCCTCCCTCTACTACACTTTGTTATAAAGAGACATCTGGTAATTACCCTATGACGTTTGGTGTTGTAAAAGCGCAAGTAGGGGGAAGTGCAAACCATACTGAAAGTTACTTATTTTGCTGCGCTTTAATGGTGGGTAACGCTGCAGGAACACACTGTAAATGCTGTGGTTGTTGTGGCTGTATGTGTCTAAGCGGCATATGTTGTGATAACTGTTGGTACTGTGGTACTGCACACTACGATCCAGGTTTTGCTAATGCGTATGCTGCCCATCATTATGATGGTAACTCTGTTTCAAATTTTTATGTTTTCTATAAACAATCAAATTGTACTACATATACTTTATGTTATAGTTGTTATACTAACTACTGTACTACTGCTATTGCACCAGATATGGCTGTAACATCAATGCCTGGTTGTTCAAAAGTACACAACTGGAGAGCTTGTACCTTTGCAGACCTAGAATGCTTCATATGTGTTTGTAACTTTAATGGATCAGGTCGTAGTACATACGGTAAAAATGGTATATCTATGGTGGGCTGTCGTGGATGCTGTGCTTGTAGAGCCGCTATCGAATGGGATCAAGTAAACGGAAATATGTCGTTATATCGTTTTAATACTTGTTGCGTTTGTAGTGGCAATCCTAGTTCAATTTGTAGTTGGTGTATCTGGTGTGGTAGTCAGTCATCACTAAGTGCAATTCAATGTTTTTGCACTATTATGGGCAACCTCAGCGGTGCAAAAGTAGGTGTATTCTGGTCATGTTACTGTGAAGAGTGGATGGTTTACGGACACTATTATAGATGTCTGGCTATTGCTAACAGCAATATGACACAAGAATGGTTCCTTTGTGCAGGTCCTGATTTTGGTGATACAACAATGTTCCGTGCAACAGATGACGGAAAAAGATTCTGGTGGTGGCTAAACTGTAGTTGTAAACACGCTTTCATTGATTTTGATTCAATGATTAAAGGAACAACTGAAGTTTCTTACCTATCAGATACACCTTACACAACTGGTAATTGGTGTTATCCAACTGGTCTAACTGGTCATGTCTTTGTTTCACCTGCTTGTAATATACCAACATATGCGAATTCATGTGATTATCCTACTATTGACTGTGATACAAAAATTAGAATTTATGGTATTAAATCAACTTAAAGGATTATCTTGCTTAACGTAATTTAGTCTATTATAATACTCACCAGTCCCTCTATGGGTCTGTAAAGATAACAATAAGAAAGAAGACTATGACTACTGTTTTTATGATTGATGGTGGGGCAGGAAGGGCTATAGCAGCTATCCCTGCCTTACTAAAGTTTAAAAGAACCAACCCTAAAGAAAATTTTAGAGTTTTGGTTTATGGGTGGGACACTATTTTCTGGGGAATACCAGAACTACAAGACCACGTTTTTAACCCAGAGCAAAAAGGTTCTTTTGAACAGTTTCTGTTGGATGCAGACAGAGTAATATCTCCAGAGCCTTATAGAGTACCTGGGTACTACAAACAAGAAAAGTCTCTTGCAGAAGCTTTTGATTATCTAATTAATAACACGGATGATCACTCTGACCTTGAAAATCCTGTATTAAAAACAAGTAGGCCAGAAGAGTTTAACGCTGCTAAGTTTATGCAGGAAGTTAAACAACAACAAAAAAAGCAAAAAACAATCGTTATACAACCCTTTGGTAGATCAATCGAAAGACCACAGGAAAACGTTACTCTTGATGCATCATCACGTTCTATAAACCCTGATGTTTATCTTAAGTTAGTTAAAAAACTTTCAGCTAAATTTAACTTAGTCTTATTTGCTGAAAGAAACTTTTGGCTTCCTGAAGATACCTTTACCATGAAACCTGAGGCTGACCTTCGTATGTGGACAGCTTTTATTGACGCAGCAGATTACTTCATTGGTTGTGACTCTGTTGGGCAACACATGGCAAGGGCTGTGAATACTCCTGGTACTGTTATACTTGGTTCCACCTTTGCTATAAATACCTCTTATCCTGATTACTTTAATATTATTGAAAAGGATGTTCCTAAAAAATATTCACCTATACGTCTTTCTCAACTTGAAGGAAACTTAGCTGATAGAGTAAATGAAGCTACTGTTGAATTTACAGATGAAGAAATAAATGATATATATTCAAATATCTTGAAAGACATAGAAAAGAAGGTGAAATAAAATGTCTAATATCTTAGTGATTAATCCAGGACATAATGGATCTGCTGCTTTTTGGCAGCACGATAAGCTTAAGTTTTATATAGAAGAGGAACGTTTATCTAGATATAAGTATGATGGAAACCCATACAGAGGTATGGTTGAAGCATTACAATATGGGGTAGATATTCTTGTTATAACAGGAACATCTGAAGAACTACCTAGACTTGCTTGGACTGGTGAAGATCCTTATACTGCTTTCCTAAGAAAGTTTAACCCTAAGTTAAAAACTATTAACATTGGTGCAGATCACCACTTTGCTCATGCCTGTTCTGCTTTTGTGAACTCTGGTTTTAGTAAAGCTGCTGCTGTTATTATTGATGGTGCAGGATCAAGAAGAGGAATAAAAGTATCTGACGAAGTAACAAATTACGGTTTTGAAACTGAAACTATTTTTGATTGTTGTTGGGATGATGGTTTTACTAGAAAGTACACTGTCTATGGAGGTAATCCAGATACATTCTTAGCTGCGTCTGATAGTATATATATGGATAGTTCCGTAACTCTTGTTAAAGCCTACGAAGCTGTATCTGAATACTTAGGTTTTACTTTTATTGAAGCAGGTAAAACAATGGGTCTTGCCCCATACGGTCAAAAGGATGACTCAATACCTAATCTTTTTGTAGATGGGAAGGCTAACAGAAATATGCTGATACCTAATTACCCTGCAGGTGCTCATATTGATTATAACAGAATTGAAAAGCTTAGACTTAAAGAAGACCCTAAAGCTTGGCACACTGATCCTAGTAAAGTTACAGAAGAGGCTATGAATCTAGCCTGGTCTGTTCAACAGGAAACACAAGAACTAGCAGGTGACCTTATTGAAAAAGCCGTAGATATGACAGGCAAGAAAAACATTGTTATTGCAGGGGGCTATGGTCTAAACTGTGTAGCTAACTATTACTACAAGAAACGTTTTCCTGATCTTAATATCTATGTTGATCCTGTCTCCCATGATGGTGGTACTACTATAGGTACTGGAATATACTTCTGGAACAAAGAATACGAAAGTAAACTAAAACGTCCACTAACAACACTTTACTTAGGTCCAGAACGTAAAGAAAATTATGACCTTCTAGAAAACTACGACACAAAGGATGTTACTCCTGCTGATGTAGCAAAGCTTATCTCTGAGAAAAACATTGTTACTATTTTTCAAGGTAGATCAGAAGCAGGTCCAAGAGCACTAGGTAATCGTTCTATACTTTATGATCCCACAGACCCACAAGGCAAGGATGTTGTCAACAAAGTAAAAGGACGTGAATGGTTCAGACCCTTTGCAGGATCAATGCTCAAGGAATATTTTGAGGAATGGTTTGAAACATACGGAATGGAAGAGTCACCATTCATGATGTATGCAATGGACTTTAAGTCTGACAAGCATGGTGAATGTCCTGCTATCACGCACGTAGATGGTACATGTCGTATCCAGACGGTAACCAGAGAGCAGAACGAAGCCTATTACGATCTGATTGAAGAGTTCCGTAAGATCACTGGTGTACCAATCCTGTTTAATACAAGCTTCAACCTAGCAGGTGAACCACTTGTAGAGACACTAGAAGATGCTCTGCACACAATGGAGAACTGTGATATCAAGTATATGTACCTACCAGAAGTAGGTAAGCTTGTTATGGTAGCTTCTGAGCAAACTGAAGAAGATTCTCAAACACCTTAGTCTTTTTTCTTAGTTTCTCCTTAGAGAACTTTTGAAGATCTTTTTCAGTAGCTACCCCATGACCAGTACGTACTAAGATTGGGGTAGCACCAATACGTTCCGCAGCTTTAAGATCTGTCACCTTATCACCTACGTAGAACCCTTTGTCTTTAAATCTAATTTTGTTATTGAATACTTCTTTTTCAGCACGATGAAACATACCAATGTTAGGTTTAGCATAGTAGTCCTCTTTTAATGAAGACTCAGAATAGAATAAACCATCAATGGAGTAGATACCTGCATTGCCAAAGACTTCCATCATACGTTGATGAATGGCTTCTACCTGTGCATGTGTCTGCTCTTTTTTAGTAATACCACCTTGGTTAGTTAGAATTACTACTTTGTAGCCTTTTAATCTAATCAAACGAATAGCTTCCAGTGATCCAGGGATAGGCTCCCAGTCATCAGGATCAGTTAGGTAGTGTCCTTTATCTATGTTGATAACACCATCACGATCTAGACCAACAATAGACTTAGGAAACACAGTAGGCCAATCAGGGGGTAGGTTTTGTTGTTGAACTTGTTGTGGGTCTTGTTCTATTATGTGTTTGAATCGAGACATAGTGGATATTACCTATGAAGAAAGTTTTCGTTAACGGTGCTTTTGATGTTCTGCACTCTGGACACCTTGATCTCCTTGATTTTGCAGGGATGTTAGGTGGTCATTTGCTCGTAGCTATTGACACAGACGCACGTATTGAGTATAACAAGGGTATTGGAAGACCTTTTAATCCTTTGTCAATACGTAAACATATAATGTCTATGTTAAAGCCTGTCAATAGTGTCAGAGTATTTGATACAGACCAAGAGCTAGTTGACATCATAAGGCAGTATGAACCAGACGTAATGGTAAAAGGATCTGATTGGAAGGGGAAGACAATACTTGGGGAGGAGTACTGTAAAGAAATAGTATTCTACGAGAGAACCAATGGGCAGTCTACCACAAAAGCAATCGAAGATTTTATTACTAGGAGACAGTTGCTATGATGAGTATCACACAGGAACTGTAACCAGAATAAGCCCAGAGGCACCTGTACCTGTCTTTGATCTTACCTCAACTGTAATCAAAAGAGGTATGGCATATAACGTCTACAATAACCTAGTTAATCTAGGAACTAGGGTAGACATCATAACAGAGTACAGAGAACGTAAACACAGATACGTTGATGACAAGACTGGTCAGCAACTGATCAGAGTAGATGAAAAGATTAAGACAGAGCACATAGATACAGCAGACGAAAACTTAAGTATGTATGATGCTGTTGTCATCTCAGACTACAACAAAGGATTTGTAGCAGAAGGTGACATAAAAGATTTTAGAGCTAAGTATAACGGCCCTATCTTTGTAGATACTAAGAAGACTAACCTAGCTCAGTTTGATGGCTGCTTCGTAAAGATAAACCAGTACGAGTTTGAAGCAGCAGAAACACTAACAGACGATCTGATCGTCACATACGGCTCAAAGAAAGTCGAGTACAAAAACAGAACTTACCTACCCCCTAGTGTAGAAACTCATGATGTGTGTGGTGCAGGAGATACGTTCCTAGCAGGACTTGTTTTTAAGTACTTGGAATCGTATGATATGGATGCTGCTATTAAGTTTGCAATGGATGCAGCAGCAGTAACTGTACAACACAGAGGTGTGTATGCACCTACACTAGATGAGGTAGTAAATGAGACTTGAAGGCTTCGTTAAGAAAGGTTGGGGGTCTGAGCTAATCTGGGCAACCAACGACAAGTATTGTGGTAAGTTCTTACAATTTCACTTTGGTGGTAAGTTTTCTATGCACTTCCACAAAGAGAAAGATGAAACATGGTACGTCCTATCTGGTAAGTTTGAAGTACACTGGATTGATACTGAAGATGCAACATTACACGTTGAAGAGTTAAACGAGGGAGACACATGGCATAACCCACCTCTAGTTCCTCATCAAATATTTTGTTTAGAGGAAGGTACACTTGTAGAAGTTTCTACTCCTGATTCCGTTGAAGATAACTATCGTGTCGGAAAGGGAGACAGTCAAGAATGAAAATCTTAGTTACAGGTAGCAATGGTTTTATCGGCAAAAATCTTATCAATAAACTACAGGATGAACATGAAATTATTAAGAACGAATGGGGGATGTCGTTCCCCTCAATTAAGAATCTAGACTGGGTTATACACCTAGGGGCTATTAGCTCCACCACAGAAACAAACATCTCAAAGATATATAGACAGAACCTAGAGTTCACTATTAAGTTATACGAAGAATGTATTAATAACGATGTTAAGTTTCAATTTGCTTCTAGTGCCTCTGTGTACGGATTGAAGTCAGACTTTAAGGAGACTTCTCCTCTTAATCCTCAGAACCATTACGCACGTAGCAAAGCTATGTTTGAGAGATACGTAGAGTTGAGAAATGCTCCTATTACTACACACATATTTAGATATTTTAACGTCTACGGACCACAAGAAGAACACAAAGGAAATCAAGCAAGTCCCTTCACCAAGTTTATGGAACAAGCTAAGACGAGTGGTAAGATAAAGATCTTCAAAGGGTCTCCTAAGTACTTCAGAGATTTTATCCATGTAGACGAAGTTGTAGACTACCACCAGAAATTCTTGAGTATAGATGAGTCAGGTGTTTGGAATGTTGGTACAGGTAAAGCTCGTAGCTTCTACGATGTAGCCCTAGAGATTTCTGATAAGACTGGTGCAACTATAGAGTTTATTGATTTCCCAGAAAATTTAAAAGGTAATTACCAAGAGTTTACTAAAGCAGACACAACAAAGCTTTGGGACACTCTTTCAGTTTAAGGTAAAGTATTATGGCTATTATACCAGAAGGTGATGAAAAGTTCTATGATGAGAAAGGTAATCTACCTTCTTATATTCAGGATGACCTCGATAGAGTTGCATCTGAAGGTAATATTCCTGCTGACCCAGATAACTATACCATATCTGGGGGGTCAGGTAACTGGACTATTACATGGTCTGATGGTACTACTGCCAATACTACTGTACGTAATCCTTTGAGTGCAGCTAATGATGCTCGTCTTTTAGCTAATGCTTTTGAAGCTAGAAAAGGCAGTACAGCTACTACAAGCACTACTACGAACGGAATACCCGATTGGGTAGATCCTGACTATGGTTATGACGTAAACAACCCACGTAAACCAAACATGAGAGAGATGATGGAAGCTCTTTCAGGTAAAACAGTAGAAGAGCTTTATTCATCTGGGGAGGATTACTCCCAAATAACTAAAAAAGCAAGTGAACTTCTGTATGGTGTTGTTGGATCAAATACAGATACTAGAAACTGGAATGCTATCTTTGAAGCAGCAAAAGTTTCAACAGGTGGTCCTAATGTAGACACTTTTGATTTTAAATATGATCCCAATCGTCTTGAGGCAGCAGCAAATATAGCCACCTCCAAGATGTATGGTGGGACAAGTGTTTCTTATAAGGTCAGTGATGATCCTAATCAACCTTCTTTTGCTTATGTAACAGCAGCAAATGGGACTATACTAAGAAGTTTGGATCTTAATAATTCAGACTCTACTATAGGTACTTTGAAAAGTTTTGGTGTTAGAGATTCCTCTTGGATTGACCCAGTTAAAGAAGCTATGTCAGGAGACATATACCTTAATTCAGACTTAAGAAATACTTACTTCAACACATTCAACACTATAGCAAATTCTTATTCTCCCTGGGAAGACTACAATGATTTTTGGGATATGGAGTTTGTATCTGGTATTTCAACACCACAGCCAAAAGTATCTACTGCTCAAACAATAGACTCCACAGACACTGGTACTACTGCAACAACAACAGAAACTATTGATGATACAGAGACTGGTCAAACTATTACATCTCCAGACGTTGAGACTGTTGATGAAGCTGTCGGGGATGTTGGCACAGATACTACAAAACCAACTTATGAAGATGTCCCACAGGCCGTGACTATGGATACAACCTCTACTGGAACTACTGGAACTACTGGTGTTATACAACCAAGCACAACAGGAACAGTTAGTACTCCTCTACAAACTTCTGGTATTTCAGCAGTACCAAACCAAATAACAGTAAAACCCAACTACACTGGAACAACTATGTCTAACTTGACTAGTCAATCTCAAGGTGGCTTTGGTGGTATAAAAACTTATCAAAACCAGTTTGGTCAAAAGATTCAGGCAACGGTAGATGCTTCAGGAAATCCTATAACTTATGTTCCACCAGGTTACACTGCTGTGGCAAGAGGTGGACTTATGAATGGTTATGAAAAAGGTGGCTTAGAGTCTGACCCAAATAAATCAAGTGAAGATATTTATCTTAAGATTGCTCAAAGAGTGATGAACTTTCAAGGTAATTCATCAGATCTTAAAAAACAAATGTCGGCTAACCCTGCCCTAGCTGCAAAGCTTGGTAGTCTTACAGATGCTTTAAGAAATATGTCGTCAGTGAGAATGGGAGCACAGACAGGGACTGATGTTGACAACCTTGCTTCAACTATTGGTCCTGAAGAGTTTAAAGAAATGCAGAAGAATGTTGTTACTGAAACCATGACTGGTCCTCGACAGTCAGCAGTAGCACAGGTAACCCCAGATGAAGCTGACATGATAAGTACAGATGCAGGGCAAGCTCCTGCTCAAGCTTCTATGGCAGAAGCTGCAACTGTTGGTACGGTAACACAAGCTCAAATGCCAACACAGACAGGGGCAAGTACAGTAACTACATCAACTGTTACTCCTGAAGTTCAAGCAGAAACTGATAAGCTACAAGCACAACAAGGTGTAGTTTCTGAAGAGGCACAGGTAACTGCACAACAGCAAGAGACTAGCTCAGTAACTGGAATGGAAGCTGCTCAAGGGCAAGCTATCATGATGGAGAACCCAGTACAGAGGGAGATCCAAGAAGGTGAGCTTATATCTGGTGCAGCTAATGCTGAAAAAGCTGCTAAGTTTACTGAACAGATTGAGGCTGCTACAGCAACACCAAGTAAACAAGCTACTGTTGCAGGACAACTAGAAGGTCTTATGCAACAGTTTGAAGGTGGAGAAACACCTCCTTGGGCTGCAGGTTCAATGAGAACTGCAATGGCTACACTAGCTGCTAGAGGACTGAGTGCTTCTTCAATGGCAGGACAGGCTGTAATCCAAGCAGCTATGGAATCTGCACTACCAATAGCCCAAGCTGATGCAGCTACTCGAGCAAGCTTTGAAGCACAGAACCTAAGTAATAGACAACAACGTGCAATGCTTGCAGCACAGCAACGTGCTACCTTCTTAGGGCAAGAGTTTGATCAAGAGTTCCAAGCTCGTGTACAAAACTCTGCACGTATTGGTGATATTGCCAACATGAACTTTACTGCAGAGCAAAACATTGCTTTAGAAAATTCTCGTGCTGCAAATACTATGGAGCTTAACAACCTTTCTAATAAGCAAGCTATGGTTATGGCAGAGGCTGCAGCATTAGCTAACCTTGACATGGCTAACTTGAATAACCGTCAACAGGCTGCAGTGCAGAATGCACAAAGCTTCCTACAGATGGATATGACTAACTTAAACAATGCTCAACAAACTGAAATGTTTAAGTCACAGCAGAACCTACAAGCTTTGTTTACAGATCAGGCCGCAGAAAATGCTGCTGCACAGTTTAATGCAACAAGCGAGAATCAGACTAATCAATTCTTTGCTTCACTTTCTGCACAGGCATCTCAGTTCAATGCATCCCAAGCTAATGCTATGGATCAATTCAACGTGAATAACGTGAATGCTTTAAGACAATTTAATGCTGAGATGCAAAATCAAAGAACGATGTTTAATGCACAAAATGGTCTTGTTATTGCACAAGCTAATGCTCAGTGGAGACAGAACATTGCCACTATGAACACTGCTGCTCAGAATGAAAGTAATATGCAGTTTGCACAAACTATGAATGAGCTAACAGCAACTAACCTTGACGAGATTTGGCAACGTGAAAGAGATCTTTTATCTATGGCTTTCCAAGTCTCAGAAAATAATGCTAACAGAGCTAATGAGGTTGTCCTTCAAAAGATTGCTGCACAAGCTCAAAAGGATGCTGCAGAGTTACAGGCTGACCTTGAAGCAGAAGCAAACACAGGTGACTTTATTAAAGAGATACTAGTTGGTATCGCAGGATGGACTTAATATGGCAGAAGAACTTTCAGCAAGACAAAGAAAAAAACTAGAAAGACAAATGAACTCACTGGCAGAAGCTATCCTTGGTGATCCAACTGGTAAATCAAGTTCTTCTACAAGAGAAAGTTTGATGTCTGCAAGAGGGCAAGCCTCAAAGACAAAGGCTGCTATGAGTGATGCATCGTATGGTGTTAAACGTTCTTTTGATAACTTAAGAAAACAAAGTAAAGCTGAAGCTGAAGAAGAAAATGAAAAGCTAATGGCTAGGCTTTCTAGTTTTATTGTTGGTGCTAGGGAACCAAGTGATAGTGAGACACCAAGTTTAGATTGGTACAATTCACAAGACATTGATTCAGATGCACCCTTTGATCCCACCTCTTCAAGACCAAATCTTACTAATACAAATGCTCAAACAGAAAGAGTAGAGGCTACAGATCAGAACAGAGCATCAAGGCAAGGGCTACCTGCCTTTATCCTAGCAGGTTCTGAGTTTAGATCTGCTATATCTGACACTGAAGCTAAGTCTTATGATAGTATGTTTGCTAATGCAGAGAGTGTAGATGGTAAATTCCTTGGCATGGAAATTACTGCTATGCCTATGTCTGCAATATATGATTTAACTGAGTTGAATGGTGACTTTCATAAAAGAAACTTGGAACTAGGACATGACACAACTGCTGTAGGTAAATACCAGTTTGTTGGGAATACCCTCCGTGATCTAAGAGATAGAGGTGTGTTAGAGGAATTAGGTATTACTGAAGACACTATCTTTAATGAAGAGACACAAGATAAAATTGCTGTATACCTTGTACAACGTAGAGTTAAACCTAATTACTCCTTGAAAAAAGCCAGAGAAGAAATGGGTAAAGAGTGGGAAGGATTTAAAAAGTTGTCTGAGGAAAGACAGAATGCAGTAATAAGAGAAATTAGAGGTACTTTATAATGACTGCATCCCTTAAGGCTCCTATTCCAGGTCAATCTCTAACAGATACTCCAAAGAACTATCCTTGGGAAAGACCACCTCAGATCACAGACTACAATGAGGCTATCAAATATCATATTGAAAGATTGACAGATGTAGATGTTATGGACAACGTATTCTTTGCTTTGGAGTACGGCATACCTTCTTCTATTCTTGTTGAAACAATGATGACTGCTGCTGTTGGACAAGGCATTCATAACGTTGATATAAGCTTAATTGTTTTTCCTATTGTACATGCTTTTGTAAAGAGTGCTGCAGATGAAGCAGGTATAAAGTACAAAGAAGAGTTTAATGGTGACGTAGAAGATCCTATAACTAGGGCTGCTATGTTGGTTCGTAAATCATTAAAAGCTACACCAGAAGAACAGAAAGACAGTGGCTTTGAGGTGGTGGAAGAAGTGGCTGAAGAACTAGAGGGATCATCTGAGTCTGAGGCAATGCCAGAAGAAATGCCAAAAGAAGAAAAACCAACAGGCTTAATGTCGAGGATGTAAAATGAGAGTAAATATAAGTAGGGTCTTATCCCACGCTGCAGGTAGTCTTGCAGAAGAGATGAGAAACAACAGAGAATTTGTACGTACATCTAGTGATAGGCTAAAGGCAGACTTGTTTGCTCAAGGGCAAGAACGTAGAAATGCTCAGAAAAAAGCAAGACTTGATATGGAATCTGCTGTGGACTTCTTGTCTAACGAAGGGTTAGAAAGAGAGAAGCTTCTATATCTATTGTCTGAAAACCCAAAAGAACTTATGACACTTGCTGAGATAGCAAACAAAAGAAAACTTGATGGTTCTCTAAGTGCTACTGCTTTAAACAATGCAGTTGAATTATCTCAAAACTTTGAAGCACCAGACATGACTCCCTCAGAATTAATCAGAAAAGCTACACCAGACTTTGTGCAAGCTGCTGATGTAGAGATGCCTGAGGATAAACGTAACTTAGTTCAACGTCTATTTACACGTCCGGGTATGGATGTGATTGCAGGTGATGTGTATGCTAGTGAGATTATGCCAGGTGTAACTGGTGCAGACATTGTATCTAGTATGCAAGCTGCTGCTATTGAGGGTAAGAAAGGTCCAAGATCAGGTCGTATAGACTACGGATCATTACAACCTGTTGATGATAGACTTATCTTAGACTTACAGAATGATTTGATAGCTGAGTATGATTCCCTACTAACCAGAGAGTATAACAAGCTAGTATCCTTACCACCAGAAGAAAGGGCTGCGAATCAGAGTAGGATTCGAGATCTCTCAACTACCCAGGATATTGGTGGTAAGAAAGAAAGATTAGCTAAAATGATTGAACTTCTTGGGCCAAGTCTAGCTCAAGATTATTTCACTAGCAGCCCTGAGATATTTGTAAATCAACCCGGTTTTATCTCTACTGAAACTATTGAAACATACCTAACACCAAGTGATGAAGAACTTCCTGGAAATGGTGATGGAAATGGTGATGGAAATGGTAATGGAAATGGTGATGGAAATGGTAATGGTGAAGGTGATCAGCCTGAGACACCTGAGGTAGAGTTTTCAATTGTTACTGTTGAAGAGGGAGAAGACCCTAAAAGAGCAGCACAAGACTGGTTCAGAAATAACACACCAAGACCAGATGTAGACTCTGATAAGATGGTAGCTATCCAGACACCAGATGGAATCAAGTACTATAAGTACGTCAACAAAAGAGGTTCAGGCACTGGTGCAATGATTATAGTTGAAGAAGTACAACTTTCAACTGAGGAATAAGTATGGGCAGAGAACCTAGAGTAACCACAGGTAGAATGTCTGTTGATCAATTCAACAGCATCATGGGTATAAAAAAGAAACCAGAGCTTGAAACCTTTGAGGGAAACAAGTCTGGTTCTTTGATTGATACTCTGATGGAAGACAAGAACTACACAGTCATCCGTGACTACATGGAAGACCGTATGGGTATGACTGAAAGAAACTACGACAAGAGAGAGATCGTAGATGCCTATATTAACAACATGCGTAAGTTTAACTTTGGTCAGTCTATCACAACACTAGAAGAATTAGCACACCTCAACAAAGGTAATGAACAAGAACTAGAAGAGAGAAGAAGAATAGCAGGTAATGCTTATAAACTCTTTGATAGTCTTGGTGGTGCATTTAGCAAAGGTAGGACGATAGGTGAAAAAGCTGATGCAGTTTATGACTATGCTCGTGCTTTAATATGGGATCCAGTTAACGTTGTCAGCTTTGGGGTCGGCAAGATGTTTGCAGCAGGAGCATCTAAGGCAGCTACACAGATAGCAAAGAAAGCTGCTATAGAATCTGCTAAAAATCTTTCTAAGCAAATGGGTAAAAGAAAAGCTGCTACCCAAAGTGGTAAGAGGGAGCTTCAAGAGGCAGCACAAAAAGAATTTATGAAGACACTCATGCAGGATTCTTCATACAAAGCTGCTAGACAAAAAGCTTTCAAGAAAGAACTTCTTGGAGCCACAGGTTTTGATACTCTTGTAGCAGGTGGGATTGATGCTGCACAACAACGTGCTCGTGTTAAAGCAGATGTGCAAAACGAGTATGATCCAGTAGGGGGAATGCTTGCTCTTGCCGGGGGTTTGACTGGTGGTGGCCTTGGTCTTGTTCTTGAAAAGACTAGAGGGACACAAAGACTTCCCCTCTATTCTCAGTTGATTGATAGATCAGAGAGACTGACCCTAGCAGCTAGAAGGGAAGCTACTGACTTAGGTGTTGGTAAAGAGAACCTCAAAGCAAATGCTAAGAAACTTAATAAAGAGTTGTCTGAGTTTACTAACAATGCAGAGGGTTGGGCAGAGCAGGTAAGGGAAGGACTAGACCTTAGACTTGCCAACAAAGAAATAAAAGGTGGAGAATGGGATAGCTTGTTTGACTATGAGTTAGTTCATTACTTTTACTTTGGTGACAAGGCTAATGGTCAAAGGGGTCTTCGTGATATCCTATATGACAATGGGGTTGGTGCATGGAAGCCAAGAGAAAAGGGTGACACCTTCAATCTGTACATGAAAGATGTATACGGATTACTTGATAAGAAAAGTAAGGCTGAAGTACAAAAGCTATACGATAATATCTTCAACAAGTTTGACAACACATTCAAGGGTGACACTGTTGATCAGTTCTTTTCTAAGTTCTCTTCAATGTCGTCAGATGCAGGTAGGATTCTGGCACTATCAAAGCACTTGAATAACCTTACATACCTTGTCAACAAACCATTGAAAGAGATCAATGCTGAAGAGGCTATCACAAAAGTAGTAGACTCATACAACACAAGGGTTAAAAACTTTTGGGGTAAGGGTGCAACAATACAAAACAAGTTGATTCAGAACTTGGTTACTCACCCTGGAACTACAGCCCTTAACCTAAAGGGTT